GAGTTTGATACGCATGGAACAATGCTTACTGACCTTGTTGAACTACGCAAAGACTGTGTTGCATTTATTTCTCCTGCCCGTCAGGCTGTTGTGAATATTGCAAGTGAAGTTACACAAACAACAAATGTCAAAAACTCTTTTGATACACTACCGTCATCCTCTTATGTGGTTTATGACAGTGGTTACAAATACATGTATGACAAGTACAATGATGTATATCGCTATGTGCCACTAAACGGTGACATTGCTGGCCTTTGTGCAAACACAGACCGTGTTGCAGAACCTTGGTTCTCGCCAGGTGGTTACAATCGTGGTAATATTCGTGGTGCAATTAAACTTGCATACAACCCACTAAACGCTAACAGAGATATTCTCTACAAGGCTCGGATCAACCCAGTAGTTGATTTCCCCGGCCAAGGTGTGATACTCTTTGGTGATAAAACTGCTCTCTTGAAACCAAGTGCATTTGATCGCATTAACGTGCGGCGTCTGTTCCTTGTTCTTGAGAAGGCAATCGCTACTGCTGCTAAATTCCAACTCTTTGAGTTCAATGATGAGTTTACACGGGCTCAGTTCCGTAACTTGATTGAACCTTTTTTGAGGGATGTTCAAGGCCGCAGAGGTATTACAGACTTCCAAGTGGTTTGTGACGGCACTAACAACACTGGTGAGGTAATAGATAGAAACGAATTTATCGCTGATATCTATATCAAACCGGCCAGATCAATTAACTTCATTACTCTTAACTTTGTTGCAGTTCGCACCGGCGTTGAGTTCTCTGAAGTCATTGGTAGGTTTTAAAGAAGGAGTATAAGAAATGGTTGGAACTATTGACCAATTCAGAGCACAATTGATCGGTGGCGGTGCAAGACCAAACCAATTCAAGGTTGAAATTGTATCTCCGCCGGGGATTACAATTGGTTTGCCGACAGAAAATGCTGCTTTCCTTTGCAAGGCTTCTAATATGCCATCCATGGCGCTTGGTGAAATTGAATTGCCATTCAGAGGAAGAAAAATTTATATTGCTGGTGACAGGGAGTTTGCCGATACTTGGACAACAACCTTTATCAACGATACAAACTTTGCACTGCGAAATGCATTTGAAAGATGGAACAATGGGATTAACGATCTGGTTACAGGTACAGGTGTTACGTCATCTTCTGAATATCAGGCTGATCTTAAAGTTTCGCAACTAGATAGAGACGACTCAGTTCTGAAGGTTTATATCTTTAGAAATGCGTTTCCTCTTACAGTTAGTGCAATTGAGCTTTCCACAGAAACCACAAACGCAATCGAAGAGTTTGAGGTTACTTGGAGATATCAACACTTTGAATCTTCAGAAGTTACGGCTGGTATTTCAGCAGTTGCTGGATAGTTGGTTTAATATACCTACTAAATAAAAGAGTAGGGAGATATTATGGCTGAATTATTCGGATATACAATTAATCGTAAAAAGGAAAAGGGTAGTGGAGAAGCCTTCACTACCCCCACTCCTGATGACGGCACACAAGATATTGCTGGTGGTGGTTTTTTTGGCTCTATCCTTGATACTGACGGTAGAGAAAGAACAGAACTCGACCTTATCCGTCGATATCGTGATATATCCCAACAACCAGAATGCGATAGTGCATTAGAAGATATTGTAAATGAAGCTATTGCATATGATGAATTTTCTCAATCTGTTGGAATAGAACTTACAAGATTACCATATCCAGAAAAAATTAAAAGAATGATAAGAAAAGAGTTTGACTCTGTTCTTCGCCTTTTGGACTTTGATGACAAAGGACATGATATTTTTAGACGTTGGTATGTTGACGGCCGACTTTATTATCATAAGGAAATTGATCCTAAAAGACCAGAACAGGGTATTACTTCATTAAGATATATTGATCCTATAAAAATTAAAAAAGTTAGAGAGATTGAAAAAGAGAAAGACCCCAAAACCGGAATAGACATAGTAAAACGTATTGTTGAATACTATGTTTATAACGAAAAAGGTCTTTTCTCAGCTGGATACGGTGGTTCAAATCAAGGAATTAAAATTGCAGCAGATGCAATCACATATGTTCCGTCTGGTGTAATTGATCAGAATGGTGGAAAGGTTCTGTCTTATTTACATAAGGCAATTAAACCTGTTAATCAATTAAGGATGATTGAAGATGCGTTGGTTATCTATCGTATCTCACGGGCACCAGAAAGAAGAATATTTTATATTGATGTTGGTAATCTACCAAAGGTAAAAGCAGAACAGTATCTCAAAGATGTTATGAATCGTTATCGTAACAAGTTGGTATATGATGCATCGACTGGCGAGATTCGTGATGATAGAAATCAAATGAGTATGCTGGAAGATTTCTGGCTCCCACGCCGTGAAGGTGGCCGAGGTACAGAAATTACAACTTTGCCAGGTGGTTCTAATCTTGGTGAAATTGATGATATAGAATATTTCCAAAGAAAACTATATCGTTCACTGAACGTGCCTATTTCTCGTTTGGAAGCAGAAAATAGTTTTAGTCTTGGCAGAACTACAGAGATTACAAGAGACGAACTAAAATTTACAAAATTTATTCAAAAATTAAGAAAAAAATATACTGCACTATTCACTGATATATTGAAAACTCAATTGTTGTTAAAAGGTATTATCTCATTAAATGATTGGGATAATATGAAGGAACATATTCAATACGACTTTATGAAAGATGGTCACTTCTCTGAGTTGAAAGAAGCTGAATTGTTGAATGATCGTATTCAAACTTTGGATAGTATTCAATCTTATATCGGTACGTTTTTCAGCAAACAATATGTTCTTAAAACTGTATTGCGTATGAACGATAGTGAAATTCAAGATATGCAAGACCAGATTAAAAGAGAGCTCGATATTGATCCTCTTGATGGTGGTATTGATCTGCCAGATGTTGGTGATGGTATCACACGTTATCCACAAGATGGTGGCGGTGGTGCTATTCCTGCTGATGATATGTCCAAGTATGATGGAAAAGCTCCACCAGAAGAAGGTGGAGATAAAGAAGAACCTGTTGAAGATAACTTTGATAAAAGTATAACTGTGAAAGGTAGAAAGAAATGAGTAAAGAGATAATTAACGCATTATCAAATGGAGATAATCTTGCTGCAGAATCAGAATTTAATGATGCACTTTCGGCAAAGGTCGGAAGCGCACTTGAAACAAAAAGAAAAGAATTGGCCAGTGTATTTGTGAATACGCCGGGTGGGGAAAATGAGGAAGATTGAAAAAATCTATGAGTCTACAGTTGTAGAGAAAGACGAACATCGTAAATCTAAGGAATATAAAAAACTATCTCCAAGGATGAAGGATGCTGTTGATTCTATTTTTACTGCAATGGATGCTAAACCTTCAGATTTCCTAAATAGTTTTGAAAAAACAATAAAAGATGCGTCAAGAGAGTTTAAAGTAAAAGAAAACGAATTGTTGTCGTATTTTGAAAAAGAAATGTTGTCGATTTAAGGAGTTAGAGGATGGCCATTGTTACAAGAACACTCAGAGATACTGCCGTTAATGCACCCGGCGCTGGTGGAACAGTTACAATTAAAGTTGATATCGAAGATGATGCAGCTGCAAATGGCGCTATTTTAGATGCAAGTGGATTAGATGGTCATGCGAACGGTGCAAAACTACACATCGCCAGACTTTGGTGGGCATTGACTCAAGGTAGTGCTGATGATGATACTGGTCATGTTGAAATTCAAGAAGTATCTTCTGGAACAGATATTGTTCAGATTAGACTTGCCGGAACTGGACACTATGATGGTTCTGCTGGCGTTATTCCTGGCACTGCGGCAAATACAACAGCAACTTCTGGTGACCATGAAATAACTACTTTTGGTACATCTGGTTTTGTTATCATCGAATTTAAGAAAGACGAAAACTATACGTCATAGGGGATATGAGATGCAAACTGTAAAATTATTTTCAGAAGCCGTAGAAGAAGTAGAGTATATCACCGAAGCAAAAGAAGATGGTGGTAAGACCTACAAGATCAAAGGCATATTTATGCAAGCGGATGTGAAAAACCGTAACGGCCGGGTCTACCCTATGGAAGTGTTACAGAAAGAAGTTTCAAAGTATAATAAAAACTTTATCAGAGAGAATCGTGCATTTGGTGAACTGGGACATCCAGACGGTCCAACCGTCAATTTGGAAAGAGTGTCACACATGATTACTTCTCTGACACCAGATGGTAAAAATTTCATTGGGGAGGCAAAAATTATGGCCACACCAATGGGAGAAATTGTTAAAAACCTTATGGATGAAGGTGCCAAGTTAGGCGTTTCATCTAGGGGCATGGGAAGTTTGGATCAAAAGAATGGTGCTAACTATGTGAGAGATGATTTTTACCTTGCTACTGCGGCCGATATTGTTGCAGACCCTTCTGCACCCAACGCTTTTGTTGAGGGCATTATGGAGGGTAAAGAGTGGGTTTGGAATCACGGTGCGTTGGTGGAAGCCCACGTTGCTGAATTGAAAACGAAATTTGACGTTGAAAAACGTCATAGAAAGGCGAATGTTGAAGCGTTAGAGTTCGCCAAATTCCTCAAAATGTTATAACTTATAAATAATATAAATGCAAAAAGGAGACAATTCCATGTCCGAATTAGATAAAACAATTGAGGAGCTTGAAGCTGAGGTATTGGCCGAACTAGAAGAAGCCAGTCAGCCCGATGATTCGGGCGGGAAAGCAGATGCTCCTACAAAACTAAAAGGTAAAACACCTGGCGGTGAAGTCCAAGATGGCGGAGAGCCGGTTGTTGAACCAGATGCAAAAAAATCCCCAACAGACGTTACAGATAAAAGTGCAAAAGAAGTTGGCGGAGATGCACAACAGAAATCCGAAGGCAAACCTCAGAAGATGGTGAAGGGTCAGGGTAATCCTGATGGCACACCAACCTCTAACAAATCACAGGCTATGGCCGCTGGGTACGAACCCGAAGGTGATGAAGTTTTAGGAGAAGCGAAGTTGACAAAGGCACAAGCTCTTGAACAGATTGGAAAGATGAAGAAGTCTGAAATCGAAGAGATGCTTGCGAGTCATGCTGCTAAGATTGAAGAAGCAGGAAATGCAAAGACTGAAGAAGAACTTGAGAAACTTCAGGCTGAGAAAGATGCTATCGAAGAGAAAATTGCATCAATCAGCGTCAAAGAAGATGTTGACGCACTGGTTGCTGGTGAAGACCTCTCCGAAGAATTTAAAGAAAAAGCAGCGACGATTTTTGAAGCTGCTGTTAAATCGAAAATCCGTAGTGAAGTTGTGCGAATGGAAGAAGGCTACGCAGTTGCTCTTGAAGAAGCTACAGAGACAATCAAAGAAGAGTTGTCAGAGAAAGTTGATGACTATCTTGGTTACGTTGTCGAACAGTGGATGACAGAGAACGAACTTGCGATTGAACGTGGTCTAAAGGGTGAAATCGCTGAGGACTTTATCAGTGGTCTTAAACAATTGTTTGAAGATCATTATATTGATGTTCCTGATGAAAAATATGACGTTCTAGAAGCTCAGTCAGAAAAAATTGCTGAGTTGGAAGAAAAACTCAATGCAACTATTGAAGAAAACGTTGAGAAGAAAAAGGTGGTTGAATCTCTTACAAGAGAACAGATTGTTAGTGAAGTATCTGAAGACCTTGCTGCTACTGAAGTAGAGAAGTTCAAGTCCCTTACCGAAGATGTTGATTTTGTTGGAGAAGATACTTTCCGTGCAAAATTGGACACCTTAAAGGAAAGTTATTTCCCGAAAACTGGTGGGGAAACGTCTTTCGTAATTGATTATGAAAATGGTGAGACTGCACAGGACATTGATACGACTGATACGATTCGTTCGTACATGTCGGCAATCAGTCGGTCAAAGAGTGCATAATTTATAAATAACTGTAGAAATACAATAAGGAGAAACTAAAATGTTTCAGACAGAACATCTACAAGAAAAGTGGCAGCCAGTCCTAGAACACCCCGATCTTCCTAAGATTGAGGATTCCTATCGCCGTGCGGTCACAACTGTTATTCTTGAAAATCAAGAAAAGGCTATGAAAGAAGACGCAAGTTTCCTTTCGGAAGCTGCGCCTACTAACTCCACAGGTGGTTCCATTTCTAATTGGGACCCAATTTTAATCTCGCTCGTTCGCCGTGCCATGCCCAATCTGATTGCGTATGACATTTGCGGTGTTCAGCCGATGACTGGTCCTACGGGTCTGATCTTCGCAATGCGTGCTTCGTTCCTGTCTTCGGATGGTGCTGAAGCTCTCGTTGATGAGGCGATGCCAGGTCAACAAGGTGCTTCTAACCAGAACGCCGCCGGTACAACTGGTGGTGGCGATGTTGGTGCCACAGAAACAAACCCTGCCGTTCTTAACGACAGTCCTTCTGCTGGTACTTACACAAGTGCAACTGGTATGACAACTGCTCAAGGTGAAGCGTTGGGTGATACATCTACAAACGCATTCGCTGAGATGGCATTCTCCATCGACAAGTCAACGGTTACTGCCGTTACCCGTGCTCTGAAGGCCGAGTACACGATGGAACTTGCTCAAGACCTCAAGGCAATCCACGGTTTGGATGCTGAGACAGAACTTGCTAACATTCTTTCGACAGAAATTCTTGCAGAAATCAACCGTGAGGTTGTTCGCCGTGTTTATGTTGCTGCTGTTAAAGGCGCACAGGTTAATACGACAACTGCTGGTATCTTTGATCTCGACACCGACTCTAACGGTCGTTGGTCGGTTGAGAAGTTCAAGGGTTTGATGTTTGGTATCGAAAGAGATGCCAATGCGATTGGTCAACAGACTCGTCGTGGTAAAGGTAACATGCTGATGTGTTCTGCTGACGTTGCGTCTGCATTGCAAATGGCTGGTATCCTTGATTACACTCCGGCTCTTAACAACAACATGAATATTGATGACACAACGACAACGTTCGCTGGTGTTCTCAATGGTCGTTATAAAGTGTATGTTGATCCGTATGCTGCCAACGTTGCTGCAAGTCAGTACTACGTTGTTGGTTACAAGGGTTCTTCGCCTTATGACGCTGGCATGTTCTACTGCCCATACGTTCCGCTTCAGATGGTTCGTGCGGTTGGTGAGAATAACTTCCAACCTAAAATCGGGTTCAAGACTCGTTACGGGATGGCTGCTAACCCATTCGCTCAAGCTTCTGGTGCAGTTGCTGCGGGTGACACGCAAAACACTGATGCATCTATTGATGCCGGTGCTAACGTTTACTATCGTCGGGTTAAAGTTACAAATCTTATGTAAAAATAAGAAACTTGACTACAAATTTGGGGAGGGCTTCGGCTCTCCCCTTTTTTATCTTATTTTTAATAATATAATTCCTTATAAATAGTTACATGACAACTGCAATAGATAGACAACCAACTGTTCTGGACTATGCAAGCCCAACACAGTTTAAATTTACAATTAACCAACTTCCAAAAGTTGAGTTCTTTACTGTAGCCGCAAATGTTCCCTCTGTTACTTTAGGAGAAAGTATATTTCCTACACCATTTAAACAAATTTCTATCGCTGGTGATGTATTAACCTATGATGCATTCAATATATCTTTTATTGCTGATGAAAAATTAGAGAACTTTATAACTCTTCATAACTGGTTAATCGGAATTGGTTTTCCACAATCTA